CCTTCTTGATCTGGGCGTCCGTCATGCGCTCCTTCATTTCCAGCTCGCGCGCCTTCAACTCGTGGCCGGCCTTCAACAGCGCGGCCTGCACCTCCTGCTGCACCCGCTGCTCGATCTGCTCCGGCGTCTGCTGTCCCGATGCTGCGCGGATGGCCTCCACCACCTGCTTCTTGCGGGGCAGATCCATCAGGTCAATCAGGAATGGCAGCGCAACCACCTGGATATGCTCAGGCAGGGACTTCACCGCCTCGGACAGCGAGCTGAGCTGCTGGCCTCGGAAGCTGCTGGTGCTCGGCACGTCCTCCAGAGCGACCTTCATGCGCGTGCGCAGCACATCGTTGGACCGATAGGCCAAGCCTGTGTCGGGGTCCTCTTCGGCCTTGTTCAGCACCACGGTGCGCGGTGGGTTGAGCACGTCGCCCTCGATCACGATGGTCTGCTCCTCGTCGCCCATGTCCTCGATGATCAGCGACATCAGCAACTCGCCCACCATCGTGCGCCCGTCCTTGGTGTTGTCCATCAAGTCAGCCATGCCGATCTGGGACTGCTCCACCTGGGTGGTTTCCTGCAGTCCGCTGCGCGCGGTGCCGGCCTGGCCCTGCATGGCCGGCGTGACGGGGCTGACACGGCCCAGCGCGCGCCTGCTGTCTTCCATCAACTGGAAGTGCTGTGCATCGAGTTGGAAATCGCGGTGCACCTGAAAGCGCGCGCCCTCCTGCTGCATGTGTTCTGCGTCGAGAACAATGTCTGCGTCAGGCCTGGCCAGTTGCTGACGCAACTGCGCATCGGTCATCGCTGTGGCGCCCTTGGTCCGCTCCACTCGCTGCGAGGCCATGCCCCAGCGCAGCTTTGCCATGGTGCTGTTCAGGTTGTCCTGCGGGAAGAGCATGTCGCGCACCAGGCCGAAGGGCATGCCCGTCTGGTCTTCCCGATAGCCCCAGAACGGCACATATGGAAAATGCTGGTGTGGGTATGGCGTGGGGCCGTCGTGCAGGCAGATGGGTCCAATCCAGTAGGACCGACGCAGCCGCGTGACGGTCTCGCGCGACAGCGTGCCCGCGCCCGAGGCCACGGCCAGGCGGTGCTGCTGGTTGGACTCGTCGAACTCGACCACGCGGCCGCCGCGCAGCCTCAGCACCAGCGCCGACACCCAGCGCCGGTACCAGAGTTCGCACAGGCTGAGCTCGTCGGTCTCCGAGCGATACCAGGCATGCTCGCGCGGAGTCCAGGCCCGGGACACATCCAGGCCCGGCACCAAGCCCGTGGAGTAGCCACCCTCGCCCAGATAGCCGCCGTATCCGCCTGGGCCGGATGCGGAGTCCGCGCGCATGATCAGATCGCGGTGCTTGGGGAAGGCCGCCGCGACCCGGTCTTTGCGGATGAACCGCTCCCGGAGCAGCCAGTGCGCATCGGACAGGTTATCCTCCTGCGCCCGGATGTCCCACCAGATTTCATTGCGGTGCACATACCGGCAGCGGTAGGGGTAGGCGAAGGGATCGCTGGCCCGTGCAACCTCCACCCAGCCAAGGCCCACGCTCACCTGCGGCTTAAACGCATCGCTGATCGCGCGATCTGCCCGGCTGTGGCGCTCTGCCTGGTTCAAGCGGAAGTTGAGCGCATCGGCCACGTCCTGGCCGCCTGGGTCGCCGTCGGGTGTCACGCGCCAGTCCGTCCGCGTCTTGGCCTCGTAGCCGCACACGGCCGCAATCGCCGGGCCGATGATGTTCTCCTTGGCTGGAGGGATACCGAAGCGCTTCATGCGCGCGAGCAGTTCGCTGCCCAGTTGGTTGCCGTCGGCATAGTCGGCTTCCATGTCGGCCTGCCGGCGCCACGGTGGCTGCTCCAGGATGTCATCGATGATGCGGGCATATTCGTGCGGCGTCAGCGCCGCGCCCAGGTCTGCAGTGCTTGGGGGGGTTGCATAGTTCATGGCAGTGCCTCACGCGCGCCAGTCCGGCGCATCCTCTTCCTCTTCGGGCTCGGCGCGCGCGCCGTACCCATCGTCATTGGGGTTGAAGAGCCCGCTTTCCTTCGCCTGCGCCCACTGCCGCAGCGCGTCCGCGCCTTCCGTGCAGCCGTTGGACTTGTCGGGCTCATCGATGAATTTGTTCAGGGCCCGGCTGAATTTCTTGCTGTAGCCGCGCAGCCGCTCCAGGCCGAAGGCGCAAGCCTCTTTGTCGAACCAGGCGCCACGCAGGTGTTTGCGCACGGCCGAGATGCCAGTCTGCAACTGGGTGATCTGCGGAACCACCACAAAGCGCTGGCCCGGCATCAGCGCCTGCAGCTGCTGCTTTGTGGATCGGTTGGTATCGCTCAGGCGCTTGTGATTCGCGTCATGCGGCAGGAAGTGCCCGCCGAACACGTAGCCGAGGCCCTGCAGGTGGCGCACGTAGTGCCGCAGGTCTTCCTCGTGCTCTTCGTAGTAGTTGATGAAGCGGTCCTCGCCGCGCAGGGACTGCATGAACCAGATGGCTGTGCCGTCCGCGCGCCCGATATCCCAGAACGTGTAGACCGGCAGGTCCAGCTCGGGCACCGAGGTGATGCCGCCGCGCTTCGTGAGCGCAACCATGGCCTTGGCGTAGTACCGGCCCGCGCTGGACTGCTGGAATGCCTCGGCCGGCGTGGACGGGTACTCCTGCCACATGCGCTCTGGCGCGCCGGGGAAGTCCGCTTCCTGGGTGGCCACATACCAGGCCCGCTGTTCCAGATCGATGGTGCACTGCATCTCGACCTCGACCTGGTCGAAATAGTCGTGCTGCTCGCGCGCGACATGGACCAGGCCAGCGTCCATCCGGTAGTTGGGTTCCTGCCACCAGGCGTAGAAGTGGAAGCGGTAGTCGCGCGGGCTCAGCTTCTTGTGCGTGTAGTGCAGGGCCTCGGCCCGCTGTGACAGGTGGTAGAACTCGCCGTTGGCGCCTTCAGCCGTGCTCTCGATCACCAGGATGCCCGTGGTCGGCACGGCCGGTATGGAGCCGGTCATCACCTCCTTGGCCTTGTGCGGGAAGCGTGCCGAGATCTTGCCCAGCTCAGAAACGTGCAGCCGGTGGATGGTGCCCGAGCGCATGGACGTAGCCACGCGCACGCTGCTGTTGTTGTGGGCGAACAGCAGCTCCACGGCACTGTCGCGCGCCAGGGGGAAGCGGTCTCGAATCTCCTCGGGCAGGTTCTCGTAGGCGTACTTCACCTTGTCCCGGAAGATGGCCTCGGCCGCCTCGCGGTCGTGCGCGATGATGCCGCAGCGCTGATCCGCATTGAACAGCGCGTGGTCCAGCCACAGGATTGCGATCAGGGTGGTGAAGCCGAGTTGCCGCGCCTTCAGGATGATGTTGCGGTGCCAGAGCCGGCTGATGAAACGCTTCTGCGCGCGATTGGGCCGGAAGGGCATGGTGAAGGTGTCAGCCTCTTCCCCATCCTTGGAATCGCCCTTGACCATGATCTTGTACAGGCAGCCGGAGAACAGGCGCCATTCGGGATCACGCAAGCACCGCTCCAGCTCCTCGGGCGTGTCGGGGAGCCGGTTCAGGGGAGCACTGTGGACGCGCGCGGCCACAGCCTCAATCCTCCTCGTCCGCCGGGTCTTGCTTCACCTGCAGCGTGGAGCCCGCGCGGGGGCCTGTGCGCTCCGGGTCATCTGCAATGGGCGCGAAGCCGTTGCCGTTCTCCTTGGAGATGCGATGCAGCAGCGCGGCCAGCGGGTCTGACTTCTGCTGGTTGTCCCTCTCGTACATGCCCAGGTACTTCCAGATTTTTTCTGCGAAGGCCTCCTTGCTGTGCGTCAGGACCTGCAGGCCATCTTTCGTACGCTTCACGCCGGCATACAACTGGGCAGCGGCTGGGCTCAGGTAGCGGGTGTCCTTGATGACCTCGCGTGCATATCCATCCCCAACGCATGCAGTGCAGTCCGGGTGCGGCGGCCGGTGGGGGTTGAAACCGATGCCGCCTTCTTCATCGAAATCCTCGGGCGCCTTGCCTTCAGCACGCCATGACTCGCGTGCCTGGTTCATCTCGCTGACGGTGCGCTGGTAGCGGAAGTTCTCCCCCCAGCAATGGCGGCAGCATGCGACCTTGGTCTCGATCAGTTCGCGTGCATCGGCTGTAGCGATCAGCCAAGCCTGCTGCAGCATGGCGTCGGCAGTGATCTGCGTGCGCTCCTGCTGCTGCTTTCGGGCTTCCGCAATCGCGACTTGGATGTGAGGTTTTGACAGGTTCTCAGAGGCGATCTGCCGGGCAGTCTTGGAGCTGTAGCCGGCTCGAATCGCCGCCTGGGTTCCATTCAGGTCCACCAGGAATTCATCGATGAACTTCGACTCCCTCGCGGTCAGCGCCTGGGCATCCGTGCTCTTGATGCGGGCGGCCTTTTTTGCCGGGGCCTTCTTCAATGCGGGTTTCGCGGTCGCGCTCGTAGGCTTCTTGGCCGCTGGGCGCTTCGCAGGAACGGCAGAGCCTGCGGCCTTCTTGGGGGCAGCAGGCTTCTTGGGGAGAGGTTTCTTTGGAGGCTCGGACTTGCCGGCAGGACGTTGGGCCATGGCCGGAAGTGTTCCGGCATGGCCTAGGGCCGTCGAACCCTAGCCGGGGCGCTCCGCGCGACGCGCCACATTGCGCAACAGTTGCGCATAGAATTCCGGCATGACAGCCAAACCACCCACCGCCCACACGGCCGAAGAAATCACGGAATGGATGCAGCGCAATGGCCTCACGCAGACCGCTGCAGCCGAGGCCCTGGGTATCTCACGCCGCATGCTGCTGTACTACCTGACCGGCGAGAAGCCCGTGCCCCGCACCGTGGCCCTGGCCTGCCTGGGCTGGGAAGTGGAGCGCACAAACGCGGCTTGAGTGGCTTCTGAAAAAAGGCGTTGACTGCGCAATCATTGCGCATTATTATTCTTCCCATGGCAGCAACAAGCGGCCACTGGCCCGGCAGATCCGGGAAGTCTCGGCCGCACAGGTCGAACGCACCAAAGGGGAAAAACCATGTCCTACCTCATCAGCAACGGCCAGATCGTCGCCAAGACCTCCGCCACCCTGGCCAGCGGCCAAAGCGTTGCATTCAGCGGCACCCGCGTGGCCGAGGAAATCAATGCCGGGCGCCAGTGGAACCTGGTCAACGCGCAACGCGCCACCATCGGCAACGGCAAGACCTGGGATGCAAAGTGGGCCAAGCTGGAAGATGGCCGCATGGCCAGCGAGATCAACCCCGGCGAATTCTTCATTGCCTGACTGCTATAGTGGTGCCGTCCAGATAGGCGCCGACTGCCGAGCAGGCAGCTTAGGAAATACCGCAGTGATTGTGCTCCATCAGCGGGCTCCGCTCTCTCCACTACCGAACAGGTAGCTTCTCTGCCGCATAGGCAGCACCACCGGAGATTGATGATGCAAACCGAAGACCGGGAATTTGATGCCGAGGTGCGCGCCTTCGTTGCCTCGTTCGGCTGCGTGCAGCGCGCCCGCTATGGCCGCTGGTTGGCCTGGCTGGACCCAACGCACGACTTTGTGCGCGAGGGCCTGCAGCCGCCTGGGCAGGTCAACGTCTACCTGCACGGCGAACCCAAATGCACCGCCCAAAACAGCTACTGGGACGGCCAACCGCCCATAGGCTTTGCACGGGGCAAGCCCCTCTTTGGCGGGCCGCTGGACTTGCGGAAATCCGCCGACCGGGAGCTATGGCGCCAGGCGTGGGCCGCGCGCCCGTATTTCGAGAGCGCGGAATCGGCGCGCCGCAAGATCGAAGACTGGATCTGGGACAACCGCCCCGACATCGTGCGTACGGCAAGGAATGAGGTGCGCGAGGCGATTGCCTACCGCCGCCGCATGAGCTGGAAAGCCCGGGAGCCGGCCCATGCCTGAGTGGCGCATCTACCAGGGAAACACCCTGTATTGCCAAACCGATTGGGCGCCCATGGCCGTGGCGGCCTGGGACCGGGCCGCCCGCGACACCAACACCGAGGATGAGCGCACCGAGGTGGTATTGGAGAGGGACGGCCAGCTGCTGGAGCGTGTACGGCCGCGCCGTGCAGGACACCCTTGGCCCGACAGTCGCACCACAGTGCCAGGGCTGGGGGACCTGGCGGCGGCCATCCTGCAACTGGCACGCGCTGCAGGCATCGACGCCACCGCGCTGGCCGATGAGATGACACGCAACGGCCTACCCACCGCACGCAGCCGCCTGGACCGCATCCGCACCATCTCGCGCGACAACAGCGCGCATACATCAAGCGCCGAGCTGATGGCCATGTGCTATGCAGCCGTGGGAATTTTGCGCAAAAACGAAAAAGGGGGTTGACTGCGCAATGATTGCGCAATAGTATTGAACCCATGGCAGCACACCGCCGCCAGCGGCGCCTCCCGTCAATGAGGGGCAAGTGAGAACCACAATGAGCGCAATTTCCTATATCTGGGCCGCAGAGCAAACCGAGCCGGGCATGAGCGGCGTGCAATACGCTGCAACCAATACACCTGCCGCACCCAGCGGGCTGCAGGCTGTGCCCGTTGCGGGTGCCGAGGGCCTGGTGCATCAGGAAAGCCTTTACGGCGACTGGAAGCTGATAGGCACCGCCAAGGGAGCCAGCTACAGCAACGATTACGGCTACTTTGTTGAGCTGGACACTCCCATGATGCAGGGCGCCCCCGTGGAACTCGAAGAGGTGGTGCGCTGCGGCTGGTACAGCCAGGCATGACACAGCGCGCCAAGCTGGTGGTGCACCACGGTGGCCCCTGGCGCCACTATCAATGGACCGAGCTGCCGGGCTGGGAAATGCTGGGCACAGTGCAGCGCGGCCACGAAATCGGCGCGCTGGCGCGCAACCTGCGCACCGGCCAGTTGGTCATGCTCAGGGCCGGGGCGGCCAGCGCCCTGGACCAGCGCAAGGTGCTGGCCGCCTTGCAGACTGCGCGGGCCGTTTGACTCGAAAAAGCCCGCGCGCATCTGGCTTTTTCTTGACCCTACGCTGCAGCTTGGCCCGACAGCGCACTGAGCAGATCACCCTGACGTCCGTCAACACGCCGCTGAGCTTTTAGCGCTTTCACTTCGCGCTCCAGGTCTCTACGTCTGGCCACCTCCTCCAGCAGTTGGTCCTGCAACTCCGTGACGCGCGTCAGGGCCGTGTGCTCCAGCGCCACGCCTGCCAGTCCCTGACCGAGGCGCGCGGCTTCGGGGCGGACCAGATGCAACACATGCTCCCCAATCTCCACCAAGGTCCGCCCATCGTTGAGGTGAACGATGACGACATCCCGCGCTGGCCCATGCTGGTGCACCGGGCGGTAACACTGCTTCACCGCCGCAATCATTCCCTCGCCGCGCAGCACCTTGATGCGGTCGTCCACCGTGGTGAGGTTCAGGCCTGTCATCTTGTGGATGCGGTCGCGCGTGGGCTCTTCACCGGCCTCGTGCAGCTGGCGGATTGCCTCATAGACCTGCGTCAGCGTGGGCACGGCCTCGACCGCGCCAGTGTCCGGATTGCCGCCGGGCGTCTTGTGGATGGTGCTGGTGGTGGCTTGGTTCATGCGGTTTCACTCCAGAGGGGCAGACGTTGTGGCCATTGGCCGGATTCAAGAATCGTGTGGCGGGTGATGCGGCCCCATTCCAGGCCGTATGCGCGGTGCTGTTCGCGGCCGCCTTCTATGAGGCGGTATTGGTCATAAGGGATGTGGCAACCTTCAATGCCTGGGCGAGCGCAGCACAGCGGGAAGCCTGTGCGGTCATCTGTCTTCAGGCCCATGCCCTTTCCGAGGTTCAGGTGCGCGTGCTGGCTGTAGCCGACCACGTTGCACCAGATGCAGGGCAGCGCAGCCACGGCGCGGCGGTAGGCCTCACATTCGAGGATTTCAGTCTTGGGCACGACCAGGCCTGTGCTGGCTCCGCCCATTACCACGATGCTGGTGCACGCCATGCCGGCCGTGGCGCGGGCACTATCCATGGCGCGGGCCGCGCGCTGCGCCAGGCGCTCTTCGCGGTCCAGATTGCCGGTGCCTGCCACAGGCCATGGACTCTTGGACTTGAACGGCCTGCGTGTCAGCGCCATGGATGCGCCTCCCGCCAAGCATCCAGACGGTTCATTACCTCCCACGGGAAGGTGTCGAAGACGCCGCCGGTGGGCAACGCAGGGCGGACAGGGCAACGCTGATACAGGATGCTTGCCCCGTTCAACGCTGCCCGCGTCAGCGCGGCCTCGCCCTCTGGATTGGGGTCAGCCATCAGCGCATCCACCAAAGGCCGCCACGAAGGGTGAAGGATGAAGCTGGGCCTGCTGGTCGGGCGGTCGATCAGTTCTCGGGCCATTTCGGAGACGAGCATTACCCTCATCGGACATCCCCTTCAACATCGACCTGCACCAGGAAGCCGTGGTCGCCCATCACGCATACACGCGTGGGGCCGTACTGCTCCAGGCGGCAGCAGCGGTTTTCCGACCAGACGGAGAAGCGGTAGCGTCCCAGGGCATCAGGGCCTTCGATGCGCTCGCGCATTGCGGCGCCACGCCACAGGGGCGGGTGCAGGCGCGGCGCGCACGGGGCCGCGCTGGCCACGGCGCGGAAGGTCGGGGCGGAAATCAAGCATGTGCACCGCCCTCCCCTGCGCTGGCATCGAAGTCCTGCACCTCCAGACCCAGCACGCGCGCCACAAAGCTCTCCAACCGGGCGCCGCGCGACTGCTTCCAGCCCGGCAGCCGGTGGACGGCATCGCAGGTGCACAGCTGCGGCAGCGCCAGACGCATGTAGCCAGCCCAGCTGCCGCACGCTGGCGCGGGGTTCTCGGCCGGGTTCTCGACGTGGTGGCCCTGGGCGCGCAGCGTGGCTGCAGCGCGGTTGAAGGCCGGGTAGTTGAACTCGGGCAGGCCTGTCATCGGGCCAGCGATGTAGATCCGCTTCATGGCCGGGCCCTCCGGAAGGACCACGCGATCATTGCGGCGTCACGCTGGTGCTGATTGCTGCGGCCGGCCCAGCCGGTCAGGCGGCTGAAGGTGGCGGCATCGATCTTGGCGCCGTGGGCACTGCCGGCCTTCGCGCTTGGCGCCAGGCCGAAGCAGGCAATGCCGAGGCTGGCGCACAGGGTCTCGATCAGCACGCACCATGCGTCGATCTCGCCCACGTTGCGCGCCATCTTCGCTCGCGCCGCGGCACTGCCCTGGCCGGTCCAGGTCTTCCGGGCCTTGCGGCTGTCCTCGAAGATCACCAGCGTGGGCGCCCTGCCCTGCAGCGTCTGCAGGATCTGCGCTGGCGCAATCTCCTCCAGCGCCTGCAGCTGGCCATCCACGATCCAGGCCAGGCCCGTGTGCTTGCCCGGATCCATGCCCAGCACCGTGATCGGGCCTTGGTGGCCAGCCGGCACCGTCACGCACGGGGCGGCGGGCGCCAGGCGAGCGCCTGCAGCTGCTGCACCACCTGCTGCTCGATGTCCACGAACAGCCGGGACTCGTCCCTGTCCAGCTCCCTGGCCCTGGCCTTGACGTACTCCCACCACCCGGGTTGCTGGGCCAGCTTGACGAGGTGCGCCACGGCTGCCGCGCTGAGATTGATTTGGTGTTGCTGCCATTGATGATCAGACGACGATGAATTCATGGGTGTCGCTGCCGTGGCTGTTGACCAGCAGCTCGCGCAGACGGCGTTCGGTGGCGCGGTGCGCGCGGATGAAGGTGCGTGCCGGGATCACCTCCAGCACCTGGCCGTAGGCCTCGCCGAACTCGACCAGGTGGCCCAGCTGCACGGCGTTCAGGCGCATCTCCTGGCCGTGGCCGTGCTTACGGCCCAGGTCCACGACGGCCGCCACCGCATCAGCAAACAGGCTCTGGGCCTCGGGCTCGGTGAAGACGCCCATGCCCAGCAGCGTTTCGGACAGGTTCGCGGCGTCGGCCAGGTCGCGCCAGTGCTGGACGGTGGGAGCGGCATAGCCGACGGCATGCACGGCGGCCAGGACTGCAGCAGCCAAGGGCTCGCGCTTGCGCTGGTGCAGCGGCTGCCGTTCGCTGGCCGATAGCTCCTGTGCCAGCGTGTAGGTGTAGGGCAGCCGCAGGTAGTCGCGGCTCACGGCGGAATGGATGGCGCTCATGGCTGGCTCCCCTGCTGGTGCTGCGCCACGGCGGCGGCAGCGCGGCGCTTGGCCTGACTCAGGCGCATGCGGCCGGCGCGGGCCTGAACCTGCACGGGCGTGAAACGCGCGGCCTTGAGTGCAAAGGCTTCGCGCAGGGTGGCCAGCTTGGACAGCACCTCACGCTTCGGGCCGCTGGGCATGGACTCAGGTGCCGGCAGCGCCAGGGCGGCGCGCGGGGCCGGCAGCTGCAGCTGCTCGCGCAGGTCGTCAGTCAGGCCCTCCAGCCCGCCCGGCAGCCTGCCTGCCGTGATGGCTTCCTGCACGGCGCGCGTGCGGGCTTCGGGGTCGTGCCCCAGGCTAACCTGAACCACAGGACGACGGCGCAGTGCACGGGCCTCGCCGGTGATCCTGCCGTAGGCCTCGATGAAGGCCTGCCGGGCGCCGAACTTGTCGCCGGCATCCAGCAGCGGCGCGGCCACGGCCCAGGCCTGGGCGATCTCATCGGTCCACACCACAGTGGCCTGCTGGTCTGCGCTGGTCAGCGCCAGGGCGTAGGCCTCGGCCGGCAGCATGCGGCCCATGGCGTGGTCCACGTACTGCAGCACGGTGCCGGTCAGTATCGGGCCGCGGTGCTCAGCGCGGATGCGGGCCAGGGCCAAGCGCAGCACAGGCTTTTCGATGTGGGCTAGGTCTTCCGCCAGCAGCAGTAGCGCGGCAGGCCGGACCTGCTGGCCGCTCAGCTCCATCGTGGCGCCCAGCTCCTCCAGCAGCCAGTCGGTGTCCAGGTCGTCACGCATTGCCGCCCTCCCCGTTGCCCCGGCCGCCACGCTGGCGCAGCAGCCGCTTGGCCTCCTCGATGGCGTCGAAGTTGGCGCTGGTCTTGTCGGCCGCCTGCGCTGCAGTGCCGGTCATGGCCTGGCCGCGTGCCCACTGCGTCCGGTAGCTCTCGGCCTTACCCAACAGCGCGCCGACACCGTGCGAGTCCTTCAGCACGTAGGCCTCGCTGACGCATCCCACGTACCAGGCCGCCACCAGCGGCGCCTCCTCGTAGCCCAGCCGCTTCACCAGCGCTTTCACGTTGGCGTTCACCTGGGCATTGCGGACGGGCTTCACGCCGTAGCGCTGCACGTAGGCCTGGCTGTAGGCCGCCCAGGTGGCGCGGCAGGACTCCTGCAGTGCGGTGTCCTCGGCATCGGACAGGCCGCCCTCCCCTTTGCGGGCCGGCGGCGCCGCCGGCGGAAATGATTCTTTGGCGGTTCCTTTACGGTTCCTATTACGGTTCAATGATGATTTGGGTGCGCCATCTGCACCCCTGGGGTGCGCCATTTGCGGGGGTTGAGGTGCGCCATCTGCACCCCCTGGTGCGCCAACTGCGGGGGGTGGTGCGCCGTCTGCACCCGGTGCGCCATTTGCGGGAGGCGCGCCATTTGCACCCGGTGCGGCATGTGCACCTGCGCCACGCTTGCGCTTCGCAGGCGCTGCAGCCGGGTTGAAGTTGGCCGGCGTGATGGTGTAGCTGGTGCTCGAGTTGATGCGGTATTCCCGGAACACCACGCCCACGGTCTGCAGCCATGCGATGGCATCCTGCACCGCACGTTCAGACAGGCAGGTGCGCTTCGCAATCGTCGCAACGCCGGGCCAGCACACACCGTCATCATTGGCCTGGTCAGCCAGGGAAATCAGCACAGCCTTCTGGGCGGGGGACATTGCCAGCGGCCAGCAGGCCGCCATGATCATCGTGCTCATTGCTGCGCACCCTCCTGCGCCAGGCGGGCCTGGTGCTGGCCCCACAGGCCGGCTACCCAGTTCACGCCCTTGGGGGTGAACTTCGTGGTGTTGAAGGCATGCTCGTTGGCCTGGGCCACACCCGTCTTCACGACAAAGCGGCCGGCATCGATGTGACACTGGTGCGCCGTCCACTCGCCGCCCAGGCGGTACATGATCTTTTCGTCCTGCAGCCAGGCCCGGAATGCGTGCTCGTTCGCGCCCAGCAGCTTGGCCACCTGACGGAAGCCCTTCGCGCCATTGGCGGCCACGTAGCGGTCCACGTATTCGGCCTTGGGCGCGGCCAGTGCCAGGGCGGCCTGCTGCAGCTCGATCTGCTCGGCTTGTTCAGCGGCCAGGCGCAGCGCCTGAGACATCGTGCGCGGCACCGCTGGCGCGGCCTGGGCCTCCAGCTGCTGCCAGCGCTTCACCACCTTCATGCGCGCCACAACGTCGTAGCCCAGCAGCAGCGTCAAGCTGGTGTCTTTGTCCAATTCGTACTGGGGGTAGGACTGGTCGTTTTCTCCGACGTAAGTGCTTGATTTGCAAACAGAACGCAAATCCGCGTTCTGCTGCAGAGCCTCCATCATGGTGCGGATGTCGCGCATCACGTCAGCATGGCGCTTGCCCGTCAGCTCGGCGATCTCCCGGCTGCTCATGGTCAGCACGGCTGCGGAAATTGCTGTGACCGCGTTCATTGGGCAGGCCCTCCGAATTCGGGGCTACCAAAAGGCCCTATGAGCTTGGCCAGCGCCTCGGTACGCTGCGCGTCATGGTTCACTTTCTCCACCACCATCTGCCGATAGGTCTTGCCGTAGACCAGGGCGTACACGCAGTCGCGCAGCACCATGGATGTGTCCGTGGCCTGCTGGCCGCAGTGGCGCAGGAACAGGCCGGCCGTGGCCTCGTCCACCTTGGTGCGCAGCGGGATGTCCAGCTTGCCCAGCGGGCCGGCAATGCCGCGGGCGAACATGGGCCCGCCAGCCTCTTCGTCCAGTTGGTCCTGGACACGGGCCAGCACGCGCTCGGCCTGCTCGGCGTCGAGGTCCGCCAGGACCACCTGGATCGCCCTAAATGCAGCCGCTTCAGCCCGGCTCAGCTTTTCGTGGGTGTCACGCATGCGGGACTACTCCTAGGAATGAATGAGAGGGATTGGCAGCAGGCATGGGAGGATGTGAATCCCACCCACCTACCCCTGCTGCTCGCCGCCGGTGTCGCGGCCAATCGAGAACAGGCGCGCGGTCTCTTCACGGGTCAGCCGCAGCTCAGCGAAGCCCGCCTTGATGACGATGCGGTCCTCAAGGTCGGTGATGGAGATGGCGCGCCGGCTCAACGAGGAAGGTGCGTCGGGGAACTCGGAGAAGCTCCATGTGACCTCGCCCTCTGCAGCCGCGATACGCTTTTCCTGCGCCTCGTAGGTGCCCAGCACAGCAGGAGTCACCGGCGCGGCCCCCGCCGTCTGCAAGGCTTCGTAGTAGGCGATTTCGGAATCCCAGCGCTGGAGGGTTGTATTGCGGTGGCGCTGCCGGGCGCTGTGCAGGCGCTGCTGGTGCGGCAGCGGGCCCGGACGCTTGACGGTGCGAGGCTTATGCATGGCCCTGCTCCTGGGGGGTGGGCGAAACTTCGAGGGTGTGATGGGGAGCAACGCCCGGCGCCTTCTCCAGGAAGATGGCCAGGCATTCCCGGGCCGAGTTGTCCAACACTGGGCTGGCCGTCACCGTCGTTCCGCAAGCGAACGTGATGGACTCGCCAGGCAACAAGGAGATCTGCCGACTCGGCTCCGAGGCCTGCCGATCGAGCCCAAAGTCAGCGGGCAGCGGGAACTTCTTGCTACCCTTCACCAGCGTCGCCAAACGCTTCAAAAATTGCTCGTCGTCAGCGATGCCAGTGGCGCGGCGATACAAGTCAGCAGCCTCTGCAGACAGCGGTGCGCGGGCAAAAATTTCAGCAACTTGATTCAAGCCAATCAGAACGGATTCATTCATGACGTCACCTTTGAAAAACGTGTCAGTGGAAGATTTGGAAAAAGCGATCGCAGAAGCACTGCAAAAGATTTCGGGCAGCCAGAGAGAGCTCAGCGTCACGATCAACGACGCAAAGTTCGGCACGACAACCACCGACCTTTCGCTGTCCGTCTGGCGGAAGCCTGAGGGGCTGAGCGGCTACCTGTAACGAAGGAAGCATCGGTCGAAGACAGAGGCATCCCGCCCGATGTCCGCCTAGGCATGACCTGCCTCCCGGGGCTGGGGAGCGGGCTCTTCGGTCTGCCCCAGTTCGGGCCAGATCTCACGCCAATCGGTGGGGCGAAGTCGGGACCGAGGGATGCCGAGCAGCCTCTCCAGCTTCACGCAGTGCTTTTCACCGAGAGGCTGCGAACTGTTTAACCACTTATGGACCAGCGCCTGCGGGTGCCCCATAAGCCGGCCAAGTGCCGACTGGGAGCCCGCCTTGGAGATGGCCTCCCGGAGTGCCGGAGCGGAGGGGTTTTTTTCGTTCATACCTCATTTTATAACCCAGGTTATCGATGTCAATAACCACAGTTTTTTGACCGCCTACAACCGTGGTTATAGGATCAACGAATGTCAGTGAGTACTTTTGGCGAGCGCATGAAGGCGCTTAGAGAGCAGCGAGGATGGAGCCAGGCTCAACTTGCTGAGGCCGTAGGCATATCTCAGGTATCTATCGCTAAGATCGAGAAAGGCGGCGACACGAAGCACGGCGCCAAGATCGCAGCGGCCTTAGGAACAACCGCCGAGGAGCTTTCAGGGATCAGGCCTGTAACGACAAGCCATGTAGCCGAGCCCCCCGCTCAATATTTGGTCGAGCTCCCGGCACCACGCTTGGTGCCATTGATCTCCTCTGTTCAGGCCGGCAACTGGTCTGACATCGTGGGGAACTTCCGCCCAGAAGACGCGGAAGACTGGCTCCCCTGCCCGGTGCGACACGGGCCCAATACGTTCTGCCTGCATGTCGAAGGCGAGAGCATGAGCAATCCAGGAGGGAGGCCGTCCTATGAGCCCGGGGACGTGATCTTTGTCGACCCTGGCAGGGCTGCGCAGCCTGGTGATCGCGTAGTAGTTCGCCTTGAGGCCCAGCAACAGGCAACCTTCAAACAGTACTTAGAAGAAGATGGTCGCAAGTACCTTCGCGCGCTCAACCCCGACTGGCGCCCAAAGATCATCGAGATCAATGGCGAGGCAACCATTTGCGGCGTAGTCATAGGGAAGTGGGTTGCTGAGCAATAACCCCTCAGCATGTCGGGGCCCGCACACTGCGGGTCTTTTTTTGCGCCAACGAATAACCAGGGTTATTGACGCATTGATAACCTGGGTTATAGAATTCTCCCAACACCTTGCCTACCGCACATGCGGACCGGCTGGGAAGTTGGGCACCACGGCATCGACCGGGCAAGCCCCGGTCTTTCACAAGTTGCAGCCGATGCTTGCCCCACCTGCGGGGCATTCCGGCACACGCATCAGCGGGCATGGGCCGCTGCTCTGCTCTGGCAGTCCTGCCAGGCCACAGTCCGCCAAAGCGCGGTAGACGGGCAGTTTGGTGAGGCAAACAGGATTGCCAAGATCAGAAACATGTTGAGGTTTTCAGGGATACCAAGATCAGCAAAGCCCTGCGCGAAAGCGCTGACAGCCCGGAAAGAACGGGCGAAACAAAAGAGGCTTCTCGATTCGGGAGGCCTTTTCTGTTTCCGCCACCACCACAGGAGAGACCTCCGTGAACCACACCCTCGACAAGATCGCCATTGCCTCGGGCACAGCGCCCCAGAGCGGGCAGCAGGACAGCGTGCCAAAAGGAATGGGCGCCCTCGCAGACTTCACCCCCAAAGCTGCCCAGAGCGCCACAGCAACCGCCATGGCCAGCGCCAAGGAGCAGGTCGAGCAGGTGCAGGTCACGCTGCAGCGCCTGGGCAAACGCCTCGCGCCGGTGCTCGGCCCGGCTGCCGGGCAGACAGGCGGCGACTGCGGCCAGGGGAATCAGAAGGCGAATGCCGCGCCGCTGGTCTCCCAGATCGACGCGCTGACCCACGTACTGCGTCTGGTGCAGACCGAGTTGCAGGACTTGGAGCGGCGCCTGGCGCTGTGATGAGGATGAAGGCGCCATCAGAACGCAAGATTGACCAGCATGGTGCTGGTCGCGAGAGCCACAAATCCATGATCCGCTTCCCGCTGGGGATCTATGAGGCTCTGTGGAACTCGGCCCAGAACGAGGGCCGCAGCTTCAACGCGGAAATCCTGCACCGCCTGGCCCAGACCCTGGGCGAGGACTTCGCCGCCGAGCAGCCAGCTGCGCAGCCGGTGCTGGCCGAGTTGCGCGTGCAGACCGAGTATTTGCGCATGCTGGTGGAGCTGGCGCGCGACGCTGCCAATCCCGATTGAGCGGATTGACAGCGGGATCGAAACGTCCCCGGCGCACCGCCGGGGCCATCACAGATAGGGAGTGCGCAGGCTGATGCGACAGAAGGAACCTCGGGCGGATAGGACAAACGGGTCGCAACCGTACCTTGTAACGCCGCCAAGCCGGAGATCAGCACCGGCCCCTATCTGTGATGGCCAATCGTGACGGGTAGTTGCCCACCCGCAAGCGGTGAGAGTCCGCCAAACCGTCAATAGAAGGAAAGCCGGGGCGAATACGGCCGGCCATCAATCCATACCCTGGCCACGGGGTCGCAGAGGCCTGACCAGCCGCAGCAGGTGGAAGCCCTGCACCTTTTACTCTCCGTTCACATTTGCCCGGCCGTGGGCAGAGTATCGTGGACGCAATCAGTTTCCACGCCGAGCCTGGGCATCCTCCTCCCTCCCTCTCTACTTCCCAGGCGCGCCTTTCAAGGCATCGGCACTTTCCATCAAGGCCCTGCAGCTTCACCAGTTGCAGGGCCTTTTGTTTTTTGGCCCGCGCGGCCGCAATCAGGAGCCCCCATGGAAATCAAGATCGAATTGGACCTGCCCGCAATCGTCGCCCAGGCCGTCAGCGCTGAGCGCATCCAACCCATCGTAGACAAGGCCATCGCGGAAGCGGTCAAGGATGCGATCAACGACGCCACCGGTTATCGCAGCAAGTTCCGCGATGCAATGAAAGAACAACTCAGCGAAGCCATGCCGCATGGCCTGCGAATTGATGACGTTGCCAAGTTCCAGCATGTGCTTAATGCAGCAGTTTCCAGCGCTGTCCAAGGTGAGAACGCGAAATCTGTGCAGACGGCCATCACATCTGCAGTGGGCAGCTTCATGCCAGATCTTCCCGCACGCATCAAGCTCTCGGTTTTGCTGCAGCAGGCGCGCAGCGGATTCCTCAAGGAATCCCACGAGGCCTTCTATGCCGAACTCGAAATGAGCGAGTACAGCGGCGGTGGCGGATGGCTTTATTTGGACGGCGAAGAATCCACCCGCGGAAAGCACTCTGCCTCCATGCGACTCGCCTTCACCAGGGAAGGTCAAGTCTATTCGCTCACGCTGAACGACAAGGTGGTCACCCCGATGAGCCTGCCAAACGCAGTCGGTGAATTTGAGGCCACGCTTCTTGCTCTTTATGTCGGCCGCACAAGCCTGGAAATCGATATGCATGAGCACGACGTCAAGTCCGCCGCCAGCGAGCAATACGACTGAGTCACTGTTTCGTGGGGGCCGCTTCTTGCGGCATTTGGCCCGCCCTGCAGCAATGTGGGGCGGGCGCTTTTTTGGAATCCACCATGAGATCCAGATTCACCCGGCTGCGCGGCGATCGCGGCCAAGCCGCCTATGAGCCGCGCTCACTTGCCGAATGGAAAGAAGAAGAGCGCCTGTTGGCAGAGGCTGCAGCCCAGCGCCGACAGCAGCAAGCCACAAACCCCACGAATCCGCCACCACCCGGCGGATTTGTCGTTTCAGGAGAGCCGAAATGCAGCGAGTGATCCCCTCCGAACCTTTCAACCCCGACCCCGATGCGCGCTTCCTCCGCGAGGCCTCGCGCCCTGGCCCTGTGGCCGAGCCGGACCCGGCGCCCACGCCTGGCAGCTGGCTCCTGCTGTGCTTGGCCCTCCTTGCGGCCCTGGCGCTCAGCGCCTGCGCGGATGCCGGTGCTGCCCAGGACGCCGTGCCCAGCGCAGCGGACGTGCAGCGCGCGCACAGCGCCGCCCAGGCCTGCCCGCCCGGTCATGCAGTTGTGTGGACCGGCCCGCAATCCATGGAATGCCTGCGCGAGCTCCCATGACCAAACTCCTCGGCTTTTTCCTCTGGTCGGCCTTCTCGGCCGCCGGTTTTGCTGCTGCGGTCGCCATCTCCGGAGCACCCCTTTTCTGAACTTGGAGCACCAGCTCATGAGCCAATCCACAGACCCCATCGAAGGCGTGCGCGTCACCCACGAGATCACGTCCAACCACCACGCCCATGCCATGACGCATGTGGCTGAGCCGATCATCGAAATCCTGAGCGCCTATGGCCAGCGCAACGGCAACACGTTTGCCCTGTATGGCGGCCTGTACGCCATGGGCTGCGCCCTGGCCAGCGTCGGCGCGAACCTGGAGCCCGGCGTGGATCTGCGTCAGCAGCTCGAACCCATGCTCGCCGGCTACCAGGCAATGCGCGAGTCCCAGGTCAAGGCACAGGCCCACTGATCGCCATGGCGAATCCCGAGAAGCTCAACCTCTCGCAGATCTGCGCGGCCTTCGCGCCCGTGTTGCAGCTCAATGCGGCAAACCTTGCAGCCCTGGGCGTGCCCTTTGAAAAGGACCGCAACGCTGTGCTGATGAACGCCCGCGACCTGCCGCGCCTGGCCGACGCCCTGATCGACCAGCTCTACCAGAAGCGTGAGGAATTCCTGGCCGGGCCCGCGCCGCGCGCGCCAGCGATCCCTGTGCCCGCCATCCAGCACCTGCCGGCCGACGACACCGAAGGCGGCGCCCTGTAACCCACCGTTTGGAGAACCCCATGTCGCAAACACCGGCAGATCTCTACGCGCAAGAAATGATCATGCGTGCCAAGGCCAAGGCCAAGGCCACCGAGGCCGCCGCGCTGCGCCTAGAAGCAAAGGGCGAGAAACGCGCCGTGGGAGCCTACAACCTGCGCGCACGCGCAAAAGCACTTTCGACCGAGGCGGCCCAGTTGCGCAACGAGGCCAAGCTCGTTCACAAGGAAGCCGTGAAGGGCATTGGGGTTCAGGCCGAACAGATGGTGAAGCGCATGCCGCCCGAGTTCGGCGGCTGGGGGATTCTCAAGACTCGCGCCTACACCAAGCTGCTGGATCTGCTCGTGGCTCAGGCAAGGCGAGTGCAGCCCAACCTGGCCCTGGCCACCCAGGCCCACACCCTGCTGCTGGGCCACGCATCCTGGACCGACGCAGAAGCTAACCGCCTGGGCTGCCTACCCAAGCATCCGAAATCCCTTGCCTGACACACCATGCTCAAGAACCTGATCATTTACCGAATCTCCGATTCCTGGACTCCAGACCTGCGGGCCGTCGAGGCCGCCCTGGGCAAGTGCCCGTTTGCCGAGTGCGGCGCCACGCAGGAGCGCAGCGCCGGCTGGGTGCCGCCGCGCGGTGAGCCCCATGGCCCGCTGGCCGAGTCCGTGGCCAATCAG